CAAAACATTTGTTCAATATTTATGAATGGTTAATTTGTGATATAATTATGTGGATGACATGTATAAGGAGGTGAACAATATGAAAAGTGATAAAATTCATTTTATGACTGTATCACAGGTTATAGAGCAAGCGCGGGATATGGGTTTAGATGACTATTTAGAAAGTTTAAAATCTCGAGAAAGTTATCATCCTGATGTTCTTACTGGCATGTATGCCGATTATTGGGAGAATAAGTTGGGTTGGAAGTTTTGGGAGGTGTTGTTTAATTATATTGAAACTTATAACATAATAGTTAGTGATAATTAGGGAATAGCTAATTATATGATTTTGCTGTAAATAAGGAGGTAACCGGGATGAGTAAGCTGGATGCTTTAACGATTGTTAATGAATGGAACAGATTGACGATTTCAGGTGTGGAGATTCATTTAGAACTTGAAGATAATGTTTTAAAAGTTTTGATTAGTGAGCGAGGCGGGAATCTATTATTGGATGTTAATTGCTATTACAAATATTGGGATGCGTTTTGTTTTGCTACTTGGTTGGTGAAAGCTATAAGAGAAATATGTGAGGTGTTATCATGAGGATAGTATATGTATTAGAGGATAAGCGCTACGTAGTGCTTGATAAATCGATTTTGGTTGAAGATGTTTTGGCGTGGGATTGGAAAAGCCGTGTAGCTGTGTTTGGGAGAATGTCTGATATTCGAAATTTAGCTAACGGTTATCAAATTTTAGATTATGATTTTACACATGGCTCTCACCAGAATTTTGTTCCGAAAGATATTGTGTGTAAAAATTGGGTGGTTGCTAATAATATGGCAACATTGTTTGATTATTATACGTCAGTCGAGGATAATGGTGAAGTTATTTTAATTTCAAGAGAATCTTATAAGTGTTGGATTAGAGAGAAACGAGCTAAGAAAACTCCTGGGGGATTGGTGTTTGCGAGCCGTTATATTGCAACACGTTATGCGAATGTGGAGGGGTTTTCTAATTTTTCGGTTCGTAAATATAAAGACGGCTATAGGGTGCTGGTTCCGTTGGAATAGAGGTGTAGAGGTGGTAAAGTTCAATTTAGATCCGCTGGCTTATACACCGGTGGGGATGACAATGCTCGCTGCTGCTAGTGAAAAGGAGGCGAGGGCCGAATATAGCCGTTTAAGGTCTATTGCACGTAAACGGTTGGATCGTCTTGAAGAGGCGGGGTTTGATAGAACGGCGATATACAAATTTAATAAAGAGCGGTTCGTGATGTTAAAAGATGTTAAGAATCCGCGTCAGCTTGGGGCGATGTTGGGGGATGTGAGACGTTTTCTTATTCAAAAGTCTTCAACAGTTAGAGGTGCAAGGGAGTTGAGGAATCAGGCTATTAATCGTTTACGTTCTAGCAATTATAATATTAGTGATACTGAATTTGATAGGTTTATTGATTTTATGGAGTGGTGGAGGGCACACGCTGAAACTTCTGATGTTCCGTCTGATATTGCTGTAGATATATTTAAAATTACGGAGAGGCGCTTAATTTCTAAAGAAGTAATGGAAAAAGATTTATCGTGGTGGGTTGAGAATATATTAACTGTAGACAAGAATATTGATGCGGAAAAAGTAGACATGCGATACATTAGAGAGGTTGATAAGTACAGATATGGCGATTTGTAATAAATCTATAAAATATTGGTACCAACTCCAAGATATTCCACGTGAAACAGTGAAGCGAAGTAAAGGAAACAGTGGAGGACGGCAAAAAAGGGTATATATAGATTGCGTTTGTAGTTTTGATATTGAAACAACAAGATTAAAAGAACAGAATCGTGATGGTAAATATGATTCAGTAATGTATCATTGGCAATTCCAATTAGGAACTAAATGTACATATGTTGGAAGGACATGGGAACATTATAAAGAGTTTATTAAAAATTTAACCCAATATTATGATTGTGAATATATAGTAGTGTATATTCACAATATAAGTTTCGAGTTTCAGTTTATGAAAGCGATATTTGAAATCGAGGACGTGTTGGCCACTGGCGACAGGCATGTAATTAGTTTTAGAACGCCGCATGTGGAGTATCGGTGTGGATATCGTTTAAGCGGATATTCGTTAGATGAGTGGTCGCGTCAATTAAATGTGTATCACGGCAAATTGTCCGGAGAAAAATTTAATTATGATAAGATTCGCTATAGCTATACACCGGTAACGATTCATGAAACAATGTATATGGTGAATGATGTGAGAGCGGAGGTGGAGTGTGTATTAACAGTAATGGAAGTTGCGGGGGATAATCTTTATACTATTCCATTGACCACAACGGGATATGTTAGACGAGATATAAAAAAAGCCTTACGGGCAGCGCCTAAATATTATCTTGAAGCGATTAAACCTAAACCGGAAGTGTACTGTTTATTGGCAGAAGCTATGAGAGGCGGAAACACGCATGCTAGCCGAATGTACGCGGGCGAGATTATGTGTAAAGTAAAATCAAAAGATGAAGAAAGCGCTTATCCTTTTGAATTGCTAACGAGTGAATTCCCCATACAACCTTTTAAATCTGAATTTGATAAAACATATGAGCGTGTTAAAGAGCTTTATAAGCGGCACAGGTCATTCATTTTAAAAATTTTTATTAAGGATATAGAGTTAAACCAAGATTTATTCGGGTGCCCATATATTTCTATTGCGAAATGCACTAAGTTGGGCGATGCTATTAATGATAATGGAAGAGTTCTAAAAGCTAAATTTTTAGTTATAACAGTAACTGACATTGATTGGAGGATTATTATATCTCAATATAATTTTAAAGAAATAAAAATCTTGGAATTATATAGCAGCAACTATAGATATTTACCATCTAAAGTGCGTGAGGTAATATTAAAATACTATAAAGATAAAACTGTTCTTAAAGGTGTGGAGGGGCGCGAGGTGGAATATATGGAGAGTAAAAAGAAATTAAATTCTTGCTATGGTATGGCGGCACAGAAGCCTTTGAGGTCGATATACAAATATGAACACGGTATTATCGTAAATAAAGGTGAACAGGACTGGGATGAAGCTAAACCTACAATGCCATATCAATGGGGGGTTTGGTGTACCGCGTGGGCTCGTTATCATTTAGAGGAGGGCATACGTGCTAGCGGTGAAGGTTTTATATATGCCGACACTGATAGTGTTAAATACATCCCCACCTTGAGTAGTGAAAAAGAATTTGAAAGAATAAATCGGGATAGGCAGGATAAATCTCTGACACACAATGCGACAGCAGTAGATTGTAAAAATGTGAGGCACTATATGGGGGTTTTTGACAATGAACCGGAGTATGATGAATTCATCACCTGGGGGGCGAAAAAATATGCAGGTGTTGTCAATAGTGAGATAGTGATAACTGTAGCAGGAGTAAATAAAAAGAAAGGCGCTAGAGAACTAGAAAAAAAAGGTGGACTAGAATGTTTTAAGCCGGGGTTGATTTTTGAAGAGAGCGGAGGCGCTGAAGCCCACTATAATGATTATGGGGGTAAAAGAATTCCTTATAAGACACAAGACGGGAAAACAATTGTTATTACAAGTAATGTTTCTATTATACCACACGAGTATACGTTAGGAATTACCAAAACTTACGAAGAAATTTTGTATGAATACAATCAAACGTCTATGCGAATTCTTATTGACAACCATATTTAATAATGGTATAATAAAGAAAAACTAAAAAGGAGAATGTAAATGGAAATTTTAAGAGCATCAAGTGACACTCTGTTGAAGGACAAAATCGGTGTGTACCAACTTATCCGTGGAGAAAGCAAGTCGTTTCTCGACAAGGTTGACCAGGATATTGATATCCAGGATTGGGTGTTGTTTAGGTCTGATGGTGCCTATGGTTCTAGGGACGTTCTTGCCTTTAAAGAAAACATGACGGGGACTGTTTATGCCGGAGTGTCTCCGACAATTATTGAGGAGTTTCTCACAATGGTCGAATGCGGCTTCAATACTCCGGTAATCCACATTGTTAAATCGACCAGCTCTAGGAAGGGTAGAGAGTTTCTCACTTGCACTCTTGTTCGCGAGTAACCTATAGCCGCCATACGGCGGCTTTTTTTTACAGGAGGAAATATGAACATTTACTTAGATAATGGATATTTAAATATGAAAGCTATCATTGAACTACCTGTTCCTTTTATTTTTATAGCTGGCGCACGTGGCATAGGTAAAACCTACGGCTCTATCGATTATTGTTGTCAAAACCGTTTGTCATCTATTTATATGCGGCGCATGCAGCGCCAAACGAATATAGCTGCTAATGGGAAATTGAGTCCATACCGGCGCTATGCTGAGAAGAATTTGTTAAACTACAAGTGCCACTCCATTGAAGATAACATTTATGAATGTTCTTTATTTAATGATAAAGAAGAAGTATATCAAGGTCTCATTCTTGCATTATCGACTATGGCGAATTTGCGCGGTCTTGATGGCACACCATATGATTTAATGATACTTGATGAATTTATTCCTGAGACACATGAACGCGCCATTCGTAATGAAGCGGACGTGTTGTTCAATGCGTATGAGACCATCAGTCGTAACCGGGAGATAGAGGGAAAAGAGCCGTTAAAATTTTTAGCAATGGCCAACAGTAATAATATAATTAATCCTATATTCAAAGAGCTGCAACTCATTCGTGTAGCGGAAAATCTGTCCCAAAAATCACAGGAGGTGCATGTGGACGAGAAGAAGGGGTACGCCCTCATCATCCCGCAAAGCTCCCCTATTAGTGAACAGAAAAAGGATACTGCACTCTATAAGTTAACGGAAGGCACAGCTTTTAATGATATGGCCCTGGATAATCAATTTTCCCAAAATGTGCGCACTAATATTGCCTCTAAGAACTTCAAGGACTACACGCCGTTATGTAGGGCTGGAGAACTAACTATTCTTCGTCAAAGAAGTGGACGAAAGATTTATATCACGTCTCATGACAACGCTGGGGGCGCGCCCCGTTTTGGTAGCACAGAGGTGGAGCTAGAACGTTTTAGACGACATTTTGCCTTTGTTTGGTTTGCGTATATTGAGGGGTTAGTCACATTCGAAGAATATGTGTGTGAAGCAATTTTTCGTTCATATTTCGGTAAAAAATATTGACATTCACAAACAGATGTTCTATAATAACAGTATAGGGGGCGGGCAAGAGCAGCCCCGGAAGGGTGCCCACGCGTCGGCTCAACGCGCGAACCCCCTAATCTTGAATATAAGGAGAGATTGTCGTTGGAACAGTGGGTGCAAATTATTTCAACATTAGGTTTTCCTATCTGTTGCTGCATCGCCCTTTTTCTCCAAAATCATAAATTGAATGTGCTGCATCGGGCGGATGTTGAGAAGATGCTCGAAGCTGTCAACAATAACACTTTAGTTATTCAGCACTTAACTGATACACTAATCTTGAAGGAGGAAACAGAAGCATGAGCAAAGTCCAGGACATTATTGCGCTGAGCCAGGCTGGATTCACAAAAAATGAAATCGTCGAGCTGCTCGGCGGATTCGGAAATGAGAGGGTGCAGGAATTTGACGGCCCGATGCGTACCCCGGAACTAGCACCTGCGCCAGTGTCCGGGCTAGAGCCTGCGCCTAAGCTCGAGCCGGTGACAGAGGGCGGCACAGGTGGCACCCCAGAGCTGATGGAAAAAATGAATCAAATGTTAACATATGTACACAGCCTGGCGCTTCGGCAGAGTGAACAGCCCCCTCAACCCTCCGCCGATGACGTAGTTGCAAAAATCTTAGGCGCACCGCGAAAGGAATGATTATATGGCCAACACCTTGAGCTTCGACCAGATTTCCACTGTTCTAAATGAAATTGTGGCGCAAGCAACTGGCGCAAAGCCCGAGGCGGTAATCGATACCGCGTCCTTTGTTTCAGTTGCCCAGACAGCGCTTCTCCAGGGATACGACCCGATGAACACTGCTATCAGCCAGGTTCTTGCCCGTACCATTTTCTCCATCCGCCCATACTACGCCAAGTTTAAAGGTCTTCGTGTGACCGCCAATCAGTACGGAAACCATGTAAGAAAGCTCAACCCCATCGACCCTAAATTCGTGGACGATCCCACTTACGACCCAACGATGCTGGAAGACAGTGACCAGTATAATGCGCCTCGTCCCAAGGTTCTACAAACAAACTGGTACGGCCAGGAGGCCGTTGCCCTTCCTTACACCGTGTGGCGGGACCAACTGAAAAGCGCTTTTCGTGGACCGGATGAGCTGGCGAGTTACTACACGATGATGGCGCAAAATATCGCCGATATGCTTGAGCAGAAGAATGAAAGCATGTCCCGAATGGTGCTCGCTAACTTAATGACCGGCGTGTTTAAAGCCTCACCCAACCAGGTTGTACATCTTCTCACCGAATACAACACCGAGACTGGCGGCACGTTCACCGCTGAACAGATTAAGCTCCCGGAAAACTACACCGCTTTCATTCAATGGGTTTATGGGCGCGTAGCCTCTCTTGCAGCGTCTCTCACTGACCGGACACAGCTACATCATATCAATATCACCGGTGGCCCGGTGTCTCGTCATACCCCCTACGAGCGCCAGCGAGTATATCTGTTCGCTCCGGAGCGCTATATGATGGACAGCCGTGTTCTGGCCACAACCTTTCATGACAACTACTTGAGGTTTGCGGACACCGAAACGGTAAACTTCTGGCAGAATCCGCAATCGCCAGACACCATTATGACCACACCTGTCTACCTTAACACGGATGGCACCCTGACTACCGCGACGGAAACTGTCACTCTGCCGAACGTCTTTGGCGTCATCATGGACGAAGAAGCAGCCGGGTACAATATCACGAATGAATGGGTTGGCGTGACACCTTTCCATGCGAAAGGCGGATTCTCGGTTACTTGGTGGCACTTCTTGGTGCAGTACTGGAACGATTTCACCGAAAACGTTATCGTTATGTGTATGGATTAAACATAAGCCCGCCCGTTCGGGCGGGCTTTACACATGAGGTGGATAACTATGTTGATAAATCTTTACCAGGTGACTAAGCACCCCAATAGCACTGGCAGGCCAGATGGTGACGGGCTAGAGGTTGAAGGTGTAATCCGTTCACCATCTTCAATCCTCACGCCCGTTATCGAACTCCAAAGAATCGGTCAAAGCCCCATATATAATTTCTTGTACGTCCCCGCCTGGAATCGGTACTATTGGATTGAAAATTGGACATGGGATTCGGGATTGTGGGTTTTATCGGCCCGCTGTGACGTGTTAGCGTCCTGGAGAGACGAAATAGGAAGCGCCACCGAGTATGTTATCCGGAGCGCTGCCACCTTTGATAACCGGGTAATTGATACCACTTATCCCGCCAAGTCCCAGCCGGTAAGCGACGTGGGGAGTATATCTGGCGGATTTAATTGGGCGAACAGCATACAGGGCGGGACTTATGTTGTAGGGAATAGGGTTGCATCTACTCAATTTTTAGTCATGTCCTCTAGTCAGCTGGCGAGCGCCCTGGATTGGGCGTTCAGTGATGAGGCGATTGAAGAAATTGTCCCAGGATATGTTGATAGTTTCCCCCAACTGAAAGCGCAATACAACCCCCTACAATTCATTGAATCCATCACTTGGTTCCCATTTGTTTTACCCGATTCAGGTGCAGGCTCCTCACCTATCCGATTCGGTTTTGCTGAGCACGGCTCGTACTCTCTAATCCCCGCTGATGGAAGAGCGACTATGTCATTCACTATAACCTTTCCTTTGCACCCCCAAAGCGAAACTAGAGGTCTATGGCTCAACAAGTCCCCCTATTCGGAATATGTCCTATTCGCCCCGCCCTGGGGCGCTATTTCCGTGCCGCCCGATAAGCTCCCGTATAACAACACCATGAATGTACGCGTTTCAGTTGACCTCCGAAACGGCACAGGAACTTTGTTTTTGCTCGACATACTTAATCGCGTGTTCGCTCAATATGAAGCGAGGGTTGGTGTCCCGACAGCATACACTCAGATCGTGAGCGCCGGCGTGTCTGTCATTGACTATATACAAAGCTCCATGAATGTGACCAACGCGTTATTATCTCCATCGTCTGGAGTAAACAGTCTTGTCGGCGAGTTAAGCCATGTGGCAGACGCCGCAGCTCGACAACTCCCGAGCGCTTCCTACTTAGGAAGTAATGGAGGCTTCGCCGCTTTTTCAGAGCGTCCAACCGCTTTGGCATATTTTAACGAACTAGTTGACGAAGACGTGCTCAACCGCGGGAGGCCCTTGTGTTCACGGCGTCAGATATCGACAATACCCGGCTTCATACAAGTGAGTAACGCTGAAATTTCAACCCCTGGGACTGAAAAAGAGAACAACGAAATAAGACAATTAATGAACGGAGGATTTTATTATGAGTAGCGGCCCGCCCTTTTATTATGATTACGCTAATCGTGTTGATGGAACCTATTCACCGTCAGAGCTGCATTTATCCGATAATGCAACTTCTCGCTACTGGGAGCGATACCTGCTCCAGAAAGCTATTGCGGTTTTCAACTGGGTGCTCCCCGAAACTTGGGCAGAGAATTATTTCTTATACGTTCTCTATTCCTGGGGATTCCTTGCAATCATTAACACTGATAAGTTTGGTGTTATACCGCAAGGTTGCGGCCTGCGCGGCTACGATGTTTTCTATCAGCCGACTAACGCTATCATCTCTAATCCACTTCTCCAGGGCCTGCGCGACCCCCGTATAGGCGTGGATTGCGTTCTTATGCGGCTGCAACCTAATTATAATGGAATAATGGATATTGTTCATTATTACGCTGTTCAGCTCGCCGCATGCCACGCAACTCTCGTCACCAATTTGCTTAATTCTAAATTAGCCTATGTTATGGGAGCCGCCAATAAAAACGAAGCTGAGACATTAAAAAAACTCTACGACGACATTCAATCGGGCGTTCCCGCAGTTGTGGCCCGAACACAATCCTCTAAAACCCTAGCTGATAACGCGTCCCCCTTCATGCTGTTCAACCAAAGCCTTAAACAAACCTTCATCGCCCCCGACATCATTGACGTATCTCGCGCTATTGAACTAGCATTTGATAGAGAAGTGGGAATACCCACCGTTAATGAGAGCAAGGGGGAACGCCTCATCCGAGCTGAGGTGGAACGCAACTCCTTAGAAACACAATCTAAATGTGCTCTATGGTTGCAAGAACTCCAAAAATCATGCGAAGCCGTCCACAACATGTTTGGCCTGACCAAAAAAGAGTTGTGGGTGGATTGGAGGGAGGTGCCAGCTAATGGCAGTAACCCTATCAATATGGGGAGTCTATCAATGGGACAAAACAATATTCGATGACCTTGTGTGCCCCGAGGAACTCTGTTCTAAAGAAGATTTAATTGAAGAAATCATATACCAAGCCGCTGAACTGGAACTCCTGTACTCCCCTCCACAGTTATTAAAGAGTGCTATTAGTAGATGGTCTAAACGGAGACTTCCTATCTGGACGCACCTATATGAAACCACCCAGTACGAATACAATCCGATCGATAACTACAACCGCATTGAAGAGTGGGAGGATAAGTCCCAAAAAGATAATACGTTAAATGATACTCTCAACACCACCGGTGAAAACAACACTCAATCTCATTCAAACACCAACGTATTAGGAAAGGTTGCTGGTTATAACGGTCCAACAGATTCAGAAAATGATATGGTGAACCGTGAATCGTCAGATTCATCCGACACCTCCTCGGCCACTACATCCATTAACGGAACCAACCAGAGAAATAGTGAAGAAAACGAATTGTTATCCGCTCAGCATAAAGGAACTATCAAGGGTAACATCGGCGTGACCACCACACAGGCCATGATTACCCAAGAAAGAGAAATTGCTCAATTCGATGTTTTTCAGTACATTGTAGATGATTTTATCAATTATTTTTGTGTGGGCGTCTATTAAAGGAGAGGTGTTTATGTGGGTAACAAATCTCTTCCCTTGGACCGATGTTCACAACTTGAACATCGACTGGATACTCAAAGTTCTCAAACAAATGGCGGAAGAATGGAAAGAACTCATTAAACAGGTTGATGGGAATTCTGCCGATATTGACGAGCTGCAAAAACAAGTTACAGCATTAGAAAAACTCTTAGAGGATATCAAAAACGGCGATTACGTCGACCTGTATCTCGATGCGCTCCAGAATTGGATTGACAAAAACCTACAGAACTTGGTAGCCAATATCGTTAAATATATCTGGTTCGGACTCACTGACGACGGCCATTTCTGCGCATATATCCCTAAATCGTGGGACTTCATTACCTTCGACACCAACATGAACTACGATTCTGACCGTTATGGTAGACTGTTGCTCTATTATTAAGGAGATGATATTATGGCAGGTTTTCCCAACCCGGCATTCCCGGCTGTAACTCCAGTTCCCAACTTCCCTAACAACCCGGGCTACAACCTCTATGTTGGCGCGCGTTATGTCCCTAAATTCTCGGACCAGAACGGCGGCGTGTGGACAAACACAATTGCATATGAGGCGCTCACCATCGTTTTGTATGAGGGGGATTCCTACACGTCCCGCCAACCTGTTCCGGTAGGCATTGATATCACCAATACTGAATATTGGGCGCTCACCGGTCAGTTTAACGCGCAGTATGTGGAACTGCTCCAGAAGGTTAATGCCAACACACAAGACATCGCCGCAACTAACCAGCGTATCGATGCCCTAGAAAGCTACATTGCGACACCCCAACAATACGGAGCTGTCGGTGATGGTGTTCATGATGACACCGAGGCTATCCAAACTTGCGTGGCTAACCATGACAACGTACACATTCCGACTGGTGTCTACCGGATATCCGACACCATCCAGATAACCCGTGCTGGGCAAACAATCTGGGGGGACGGAAGCGAAAGCTATATCGGCGGCAGTTATAATGGCTCCGTTCTCATATGTGCCATGAATAAGACTGTTGTCGAAGTCGCACGCACAGCCTGGGGCACCACGCTGAAAGATTTTGGTGTATACTCCACTCTCACAACCGACCCGGGAGGCGACGGTTTCTTTATCCATAACTGGACGGTACGTCTACGTCTGGAAAACCTGCGCGCCCGAAACTTCCATAACGGTTTCACCATTGGCGCGACCTCTCAGGGCTACATCAGTTTCTGTGCAGCAGTAGACAATTTTAACAATGGTTTCTATTTCTCCAACGTGGTAGACGATTATCAGTTCGGAAATTCCATGCAGTGGGATTTCTTGAACTGTTACGGTGAAACCAACAACAACAACGGCGTTTTCTACTACAACGGGCAAAACACAACCATGCCACTAGGATCAATCATCAACTACAACACTTTCGCTAACGGCGGCGCAGGTCTGAGAATTAATGATTCTACCGCCACTGCCGCTATCACCGGTATACGTATATCAAGCTGCTTCATGGGTAATGATGGTAAAGGTGGGATTGTATTAACTAAAACATCCTACCCGGCGGAAATCGCGCACTGTCAGCTTGAAAGCGCGGGCACCGGAGGAACAGGAAGAAACAGAAGTATCCCTGAATCGCTCAGCGCATACAACATCGAGATTCAAGCTAACGCTACTCAAATCACAGTTACTGACACGATGATGGTGACAGGTTCACTGGGCGGCATATACATTGGAAGCGCAGGGTATTGCACTGTTGCAAACTGCACATTCTTCTCCAACGGCCTGCATGGAGGAGAAAACGCTGCGCAGATTAGAGCAGCGGAAAGCACTCAATTCCTGCTCATCAACGGTAACATGTTCACCGCGGGAAATTACGCCTTAGCCTTTCCATATGGTGGATATGACATTGTAACATCCAATGTGTTCAGGTCTCTTTCGAAAGGAATATTCAGCCCCGATTCTGGTTCAACAAGCGCAATGCAAATCGCCAACAACCTTAACCCCGCAACTTAAAATATGGTGTGGCCCGGATATTCTCCGGGCCATACCTTTATCCAATCCAGACTCCTGCAAAAGACCTGCGCCTATCCCTCTCACAAATTAACCATTCATAAATATTGAACAAA